CGCAACGGCCTGGCCGAGTACCGACTGTTTGCCGGTCATGTTGCTGAACCAGGTATCAGCCGCCGAGTTATAGAACGTGTCACTGCCGCCCGCGCGAACCGAATTGAGGCGCGTTGCGCGCTGTAAATCCTGCTGGATTGCATCGAGGCGCGCGTTCGTGTCCGGGTCTATCGGGAAATCCTGCGCCTTGCGGTATTTCGCCAGTTTCGATTTGAACGCGTTAAAAGTTATGTCCGGGTCGGTGCTGTTCATTGCCCCTTGCCGCAGTTCGTTCTGCAAATCCTCGGCCATTACCGCGCCGTTGATTTGCGGGCTGTGCTGCGCGTATAGCTGGCGGGCCTGTCCATAGGCCGGGATATCGTTCTCAAGCGCGCCGAGAAATTCCTGTTGCGTGTTCGATATCGCCGCGCGCATGTTTGGATCGAGCGTGCGCCCGCTGTCGTACAGGATTCCGTCGAATGCCTTTTTAATCTGGTGCGCATCCACGCCGTTAATGGTCGCGGCGTCATCGGTCATATTGAACGGCAACCCCCGTTCCTGTGCCAGCGCGCGCGCGTTGCCTATCGCGGTCTGCATGCTGGGGCGGTTCATCAACGATTTGAGCGCGTCACTGACAGGAACAACGGTTTCATCTGCCGACGCATAGAGCGGGTCGGTCAACTCGTTGCGCGCATTAATCAGCGCCTGCGAACCGCCCCCCTGGTCGGCGGCGGCCTGCAACGTCGCAAAGCGCGCGGCGTTGTTCGCCTCGGCGCGTTCCATGAGCGGTATCTTGAATTCTGGCCGGTTGCTGGCCGCTTTCTGGATCGCCGAAATGGTCGGACTTTCCGCTACTTCGGCGGCGGTCGGCGCCGAACCGGGAATGATCGACCGCGCGCCGAGCAGGTTCTGTGCAATGCGCTGGCGTTCCTGTTCGCCCGTCAATGCGTTGAGCAGCCCGCCGCGCGCGTCCTGTGCAGCCGGAACCGGCAACTGCGGGCCGACCAGCGGCGCGGGCGGGCCGATCATGCCAGCGGGCGGCACGTTGGGCGGTGGCGGCTGCATCATCGGCGGCGCTGGCGGCGCTGCCGCCTGTGCGGCCTGCCGGGCTGCGAGGTCGTTTGTAATCGCGTCGCCAATGCGGGTTGTTGCCTGCTGCTGCGCGGCGCTGTCGGAAACTGCCGGCGCTATGCGGTCCCATAGCGAACGCGCGCCACGTCCGACCGCGCGCGCGCCTGCGCCGGCTGCAGCCATTGCGGCGGGCGTCGCCGCCCCAATCACGGCGGCGGTGTTCATCTGGCGATTTTTCGCGGCGGCCCAGGCGTCGGGACTGCTGGCCGCATCCCCCGTTACCGGCGAAAGAATGCCCGTGCCGAGCGCAGACAGGCCGCCGCCCGCCAGCATGTTCCCGACGAGCGGCGCGGCGCGCGCCACGGTCGAACCGATAACGGGAAGTGCCGCACTGGCCGCCTCAACGCCCGCGCCGGCAACCCTGCCGGCTGCGCCGAACGGTACGGCCAGATAGGGCAAGGCATCGCCGGCAAACGCGCCTACAGCGGTTCCAACACCGTTGGGCTGGGTGCGCTGGTACTCTGCCTCGCGCGCGGTTGCCTCGGCGTTCAACTGCGCGACGTTGCGCCGGGCGCTGGCCGTCAGGGTCGAATCCGGCGCGATAGCCTCGGCACCTTTTAGCAGCAGGTTCGCGCCCGTCTGCGTCGCGCCCCAGCCGGCATTCATCAAATGATGGCCAAAGGCGCTGGCGGCATCTTCAAACGCATTTGTATCGCCCGCTGCGGCGGGCGTGGGCGCCGCTGGCGGGGCCGTGCCGGTTGCGCTGGTGCTGGCCGGGGCGCCGCCGTCCTGTTGCGGTTTGATAGCATACTGCTGTTCAAGTGCCGCCCACGGGTCGGCGGGCGCGGCGGCGGCCTGGTCGCCGCCAATGCTGTGTTTCTGTTCCAGCGCGGCCCAGGGGTCGGCCTGCGCGGGCTGGGTCTGCTGGCCGCGCGCAGTCGGCGGCGGCGTCGGCCCATAACGCGCGCTTGAATAGGCGCGCTGTGCGGGCGTCAGTTCGCCCGCGTAGGCGCTGCTGCTGCCGGTCATCGCGCCAAGCACGTTGCTAGCATAGCGCTGTAACGTGTTCGCGGTGCCGGTGAGCTTGTCCACATAACGCGGGTCTTCGGCATAGCCGCCCGCCTGCACGGCCTGCGCGAACTGTTGCGGCGTGCTGGTGCCCTGTACCTGCGGATAGCGGCGCGTCAGCAGGTCGCCATACCCTGCCGCGCCCGCTGCGGGATTCGCATACGCCCGGTAGCTGTCCGTCGTGCCAAGCTGGTTATCAACGGCGGCCACGCCCGCGCCCTTGATATTGCCGAGGTTGTTTGTACCGGGAATGATGGATTTTCCATAGCCGGTTTCGAGTCCCCATTGCGCCAGCACATTAACCGGGTCGGTGCCCAGGCGCTGCGCCTGCGCGGCGGCCAGCGGCCCGTACTGCGCCGCGAACGCGCGGATTTCGTCAGGGGTCGCCATTTACCGCCCCTGCTGCTGCTGCGGCTGGTATGCCTGCATCTGCGGCAAATCCCATATCGACCCCTGGATTTTGCGCCAGCGGCGGTCGATTTCCGAAAGGTCGCCGCTTTGCTGCGCGAGCGGCAACGCGTCGCGGTAGAAATCGGCGCGGCGCTGTTTCTGTATCGCCTGCGCCTGGGCATAGTCGAGAATGAATTTATTCGCCTGTGGCGTGTTGCCGAGGCTGGCGAATGTCTGCGCCGCGCGCTTTGCGTCGCCTTCGGTCTGCGGGCCTTTCTGCAACGCGAGGTTCTGCTGTAGCTTCGACAAGGCAACGTTGTTAAATTCCTGCTGGGTGCCGGCGAATTTTGCCGCATCCGGTACGCCAATTGCGCCCAGTACGGCGGCGGCCTGGCCCAGTGCCTGCGCGCCCCAGCCGGTCGCCGGGTTGAGGTTGCGCATTGCCTGTATCTGCGCGAGGTCGTTTGTCGCGGCGTCGCCCGCATCCATGGCCGGCGCAAAATTGCGGGTCATGAAATCCTTGTTGCCGAGGCTCAACGCTTCGACTACTTCCGGCGAGCGCGACTGTAACCGCAATGCCGGATTGGCGCGCATTTCTCCCTCGGTCACGCGGTATTGCTGGCCGCTCGCGTCGGTCGCCGTCGTCCAGTTATGCTGTTCCGCAATGTCGGCGTCGGTCTGTTTGCGCGCGGCGGCCAGTGCATCGCCGCCCGCCACGGGAGAAACCTGATACTGCCCGTTCTGCATGGTGATTTGCGAGCCGCGCCCGGTCGGCATATCGACAACCGGAACACTGCCGACCGCCTGCCCGGAATTCTTGTCGAACACAACGCCAGATGGCGTGATTTCGATATTCGGGTTGAGCAGATTGGCAATCCCCTTGCCGTCGTTGTATTGACGGTCGGCCATGATTGCCATGATTTTCCCCTGCGACATGCCCGCCAGGGGCGAACCCGGCAGGATTCCCCCGCCTGCGCCGGCCTGCGCGGCGGCCTGTGCGGCGGCTGGCGCGGTCGCGGTGGCGGGTAGCGGCGCGGCATTGGTGCCGAGCCCGGCGCCGCCCATGGCGCCGGCCAGTGCCGAGGCGGGCGGCGTTGCCGGTGCTGCGGCGGCACTGCCGAGCATGGCCGGCACGCTGCCGGCCTGCGCGGGTGCGGCTGCGGGAAACTGGCCCGTGCGCAGATAGGTATCGAATGCGGTTTTTCCGGCCTGGTCCTGCTGTGCAAGCGCGAGTTGCTGCTGTTTCATCTGCGTTTCGGCGTCAACCTGCTGCATCTGCTGCTGCATCATCGCGGCTTTAAGTCTGTCCTGTTCGGCCTGCCGTTGCGCCTCGCCGGCCTGCGCGTAAGCGTTCATGCCGAGCAGGCCGCCGCGCCCCAGCGCCTGGCCCGTTGATACGCCGCCCTGGTTATTGGCGAGCATGCTTAAACCAGCGGCCAGCAGTCCAGACTGCATGGCGGGATTATTCGAAATCCCCTGTAATGCGTCGAGAATTCCCACGGCGGCCCCCTTAACTGAACAGCCCCATTAATCCGCCCAGCCCGGCGCCGATTGCGGTTCCCCAGCCCGGCATGATGGCCGTGCCTGCGGCGGCGCCGCCTAGCGCACTGGTCAGGGGCGAGCCGCTGCCGCTGGTGCCGGTGCTGGTCGTCACGCCCTGCGCGCCCGCGCCCAATGCGCCGCCCAATGCGCTTTGCAGTACGCCAAGCTGCTGATAGGGACTCATGGCCGAGTTGTACCAGGACTGATACTGTGCGTTGAGATCGTTCTGGTTCTGCGTCTGCTGTAGCTGGCCGGCGTTAAGCAACGCCTGGGCGCCCGTGTACTGCGACTGCGCGAGGCCGGGCGCGAGTTGCGCGGCGTTGAGCAGGTTCGTGTTGGCGTACTGCGCGTTCTGGCTGTTTAGCTGGTTGGTGCCCTGCGTATACATGGCATTGCGCGCGGCGTCGGCCTGCGCCGAACTGTTCTGCAACGCGATATTCTGCTGCGCGAGTTGCTGCGTATTCGCGTAGTCCTGCCCGTACATATTTGTTGCGATGTTGCCGAGTTGCGTTCCTAGCTGCTGGTTCTGCTGGTCGGTGTATTGCTGCTGCGCCGAGCCGCCGAACGCGCCCGCGTTGCGAAATTGCGCCATGGTCTGCGAGGCGGTGCCGGTGTTGTACGCGTCGGCGGTCTGGTTCTGCGCGGTCGCAACCTGCTGCGCCAGATAGGGATTCTGGCCCATGTAGGGGTTTGTTCCCACGGCGGTTGTCTGCGACGCGTACGGGTTCGCGGTCGTACCCGTGTACGCGTTGCCGCCATTGTTGAGCATGCCCGTTACCGCGCTGTTGGCCGAGTTAATGGCGCTGCTGCCCTGCGTCGCCTGGTTCTGGATCATCGACAACGCCTGGTTCTGTGCATCCGTCAGGCCGGCAACGGTCTGCCCGGTGTATTGCGGTAATGCCTGCTGCGAAAGTGCCGCGCCCTGCTGCAGAATCTGTTCGGCGTACGGTTGCGCCCAGGCCGGGAGTTCCTGGGTCGTCGTCTGCGTGCCGCTGCTGCCGCCGCCGCTACTCATGGCGTCACCTTTACGGTTTTTTCGTACATGATTTCGCGCGGCGTAAAGTCATAACGCGGCGCGAGCTTGTGCCAGCCGGGCCGGTTGGTCGAGAACGTCAGGCGCCGCGCGCCGGCATTGCGCGCGATGTTCTGCAGGTCGTCATCGAACGCGGCCATTACGTCGAAATCCGCGTCGCGCGCGTACAGAATCCAGATATGAACGCGCCCGCCGTCGAATTCCTGGATAAGCCTCAAAATGAAAAAACCGGCTTTTGCGCCGGTTTCGTCGTAAATCATGTAGAGGCTCGCGCCATTACTTCGGATAGTTAAATAAACGTCTTCGGGTATCCATCCGTCTGCGCGTTCCATGGTGTCGAGCGCGGGCCGCACGAACGCCCAGGCATCCCGCAACCCTGCCGCGTCAATCAGTACGAAACGCGGTGGCGCCATGCGGGCGCGGTTAATGTCTATCGGTTCGCTCATGTCATGCCCCAATCGAAACAGGTTTCCATGTGCCGGGCGTGCCAGACGCCACGCAAACCCAGCCGAACACGCCCCCCGCTGCCGGCGTTGTATTGCGGATAAAATCCCCGCGCGCGTGCTGCCCTGTCGTCGGCGCTGCGGGTAATGCAGTCGTCGCGGCATTCAGCGTTCCGTCAGATAGCGCGTTTAGCTGGTGGATAATCGCGCGCAGGCAAAGCGTGAGCGCCCGCACCAGGTCCTGGTTTCCGGCTGCGGGTAGCTGGGGTTCGTTGATTTTCATGCGAGACCATCCTGGACGGCGGTCGGCGAAATCCCGACAATTTCCACGTCGCCGGTAAATTCAAACGTGACCGAATGCCAGCGGGCCGACATATCCACATCGAATTTGCCATCAACCATTACTGTTTCGCTGGTCTCAAAATCCAGGCTTCCCAGCGTGTAGCGGTGCCGTGCGCTCATGGTTGCGCTGGCTGGGTCCTGGGTGCAGCGGATTCGCACATACTGCAAATCCGTATAGGCTTCGTCGTCGCCCATTTCGCCGGTCGTCAGTGTGCTGGCGGCCGCCACGCCGTTAAGCGTCTGCACCTTATGATCGTGATCGAAAATAGCCGGCAGGCGCGAGGCGGAAAGCCAGAACGGCGAGTTGTACGCAATCGCCGGCAGGTCGTCCCAGGTGTCGTAAAACGTGCCCAGGTCATCCCAATGCATCTGGCCAACGATATTTTCGAACGTCGCCTCAAGCGTATAGGCGACATGCCCCCACTTGTTGGCGCGGTAGTTGTACACAATCCCGCTGTCGATAGTCTGCTGGTCGGGCGAATAGACCGACACATAAAACCAGTAGACCAGGCTGTTGCGCTGGTCATGCATCGAGCGCAGCACAAAATCGGCAGACGGCAGACGGTCGGCGAAAAACCATTCCTTTACGGGGTCACCAATCGGCTGCGGGCGTGTGCCGTCGTACACATAAAAATTGTCATTGCCGAGGAACACATGCGCGGTGCCAATTGATACAACCGCTTCCTGTACCGGTGCGCCAATCTGGTTCGAAACAACCGTAAAGCCCCATATCACGGGCGGCCCCTGATACACGCCGTAATACAGCGACGTGTCCTTATAAATCACGATATTGGAGCCCAGCGCACGGCAGGCGGTGTTCGCCCCTGGCGTATCAATCAGGCGCGCGGTTGCGCTCTGTGTCGCTATGTCAGGAACCCAATCGGCCTGGTTATACAGCGCACTACACCACCAGCCGTCAGGCCGTTCTCCATAGGTCGGGTCGGTCACGTTGGCCACAAAAACAAAGCCCTGCGTCACGTCGATAAGCGCGGCAACCGGTGCGCCTGGAATGTCTTCAAAGGGGCCAGACGTTATGCTCTGCTGTATCACGTCCGCGCCATTAACCGCGAGCGTCGCGTTACCCATCTGCGCGAAACGCCAGACGTTCGACGGCGTGCCGGTGTAGTCGATTGGGTCGCCTGCGTCGAGCGCGTCCATCGCTGACATGGCGGCGTCGAGCGGGTCGGCGGCATTGCGTATCAGGCTGGCGTCGGCGGTGTCCTGGCGCGTCACGTCGGCCCATGAATCGGCCAGCGCCTCATAAATGCGCGTGGGCGTGCCGCCAAAGGCGCGCGAGGTGCCGTTTAACAGTACGACGGTTGCCGCGCCCGTTACCCGGTCGGGCGCTGCCGGCAGTTCGGCTGCGGGTTTGAGTGAGGCCGCCGCGCGCATGCCGCGAACCGTTGGAACCAGCATTTCACAATCGGTAATCACGCCGGGCGTCGTCGGGTCGAGATCGGGCGCAAACCCGGCGAGCGGGATAAAGGCGCTGGCCATGTCAGACAGCCCGCGCAACCAGTCCCGAACCCGACGAGCGGGCGCGGCTGGTGCCGCTGTTCATTGCCTCAATAATCGACGTGTAAAGCCCCTGCCATATCTGCACGCGCTGATCGTTTTTCAGATACGGTTCTGCCTGCAATAGCGAGCCGTACAGGTACGCGTCGGGCGCATCTTCAATGAGCCAGTTTTGCGGTTCAAGGTCGGATAGCGGCGTCAGGCGCTGATAGTAATAAAGTCGGAAAACGCTGTTAGGTTCGACGCGCCGCATGATCCATACGGATTTGCCGACCATGGTATAAAACGCGCGGTTGTCGCCGCGCCGCATGGGCGAATCGGCGGCCCAGCGGGCCGTATAGTCGAGCGTTTCGCCGTTGAGTTCGAGCTTTTCCGCGTCGAGATAATCGTCTGGCAGAGTGATAATGTGCTGGTCGGTCGTGCGCGTATAAACGGTCGTCATCTGACGCGCGCGCAACTGGCGGTTTAACTGCGCCTCGGCCAGCGCGATAAAGTCGGGTATGCGGTCGGTGAGGTTCGTCCGCTTGAGCCAGCCGGCGATACTCGTCTGTAGCTCGCTATAGTTGCCAATGCTCATGCGCGGCCCCCTTTGATACGGAACAGGCTGTTGGCCGGGTCGTTCAGAAACTGCGCTTTCAGTGCCGGGTCGCGGGTAAAGTCATCAAACGACACGCGCTGGTCGATACACCACTGTTCAATCACGACGCCTGGCACATGCGCCAGCACGGGTAAATCCCTGTGGCCGTACTGCCCTGTATTGCGCAGCCAGGCGACGGCATCGAGCAGGCCGGGAAACCATTCTGTGTGATGGACAATCACGCCGTTGTCGTCGCCGTCGTATAGCACGTCGTTAGCGATATTCCAGAATGGGTCTTTCCAGAACGGGTCTTTAAGCCAGTGCGCATCTGACATAAAAAAAAACCCCTGTTTCCAGGGGCTTCCTCATGGCGTGAGACTTACACGCGGTTGTTGCTGCCGTTGCCGTTGCCGTTGTTGCCGTTGGTGTCGGCGTTCGTGCGGTTCACGTCGGCGTTGCGGCTGGCCGCAAGCGTAGTGCCGCCAGCCGGCGCGGTTGCATTCAGGTCGCGGATTGCAAAGCTGCTGCGTTCCTCGCCGGCCTGCAGCGTGAGTTCGGCAACCATCAGGAAACTGGTGTTATCGCCAGTCTTCGCGAGTTCTTCGGTTTCGAACGCGCGCAACGTCGCCACGGCCCAATAATCCGGGTCAATGCCGTATACGTTGTCGTCAATGCCGTTGCTCATGGTGCGGTTCGGGACCATTTCGATAATGCCGAAATCCGAACCGTAAAACGTGTACGCGGTATTCAGCGTCACGCGCGCCACGCCGTTGACATCCTGGTTGCGAACGACGTTTCCTTCAAAGCCCGACGCAACCTGTTTGAGGTACGGGGCCATGATTGCAAAACGCACATCGCCGCCGTTCTGGTACGCCTGCAAAACCGCGTCCTTTAACAGGTCTTCCGTGTAGTCGCGTTTCGTACCATCGACGGGCGCAATGTTGTTGGCCGGGTCGGGCGCAACGCCGCCCGCGCCCAGGTTGTTATTCGTCGCAATCCAGCCATTGAGCCCGCGCAACTTGCGGTTACCGGTGGCGTCTTCGATCCGCTGCACAGGGTTGGAAATGCAGGCGGCTTCGATATCCTTCTTGATTTCCAGCGCCTTTTTCGCTTTCAGGCGGGCCATTTCCGGGCCGCCCGCGCGCGATACCGCATCCTGTGTGCCGCTGATCGAAAACGTATCCGTAAAAATCTGGCAACGATTGCCGAGGCGTTCGGTCGGCTGCTGTTTGGCGAACGTTGCATCTGCGCCTTCCGGTGCCGAGTTGTTCGGGTTCGGTGCGCGCAGGGTGTCGCGTTGCCATTCATGCCAGACCGCCTCGGCGTTCACGCGGTCAATGCGCGAAACGAAAGGGGTGTCTGTCGGCGAGGTGCGGAAAATGCGGTCTATCAAATCCTCACGGTTGCCGACTGCCTGCGAGGTCGTAAATACATTTGCGGGCATTGCTGTTTCTCCTAGAACAGCCGCGCCAGATTATCCAGATTCGGATTGGCGTTCCAATCCTTGACCGCGCGCTTGCGCGCCTCGGCTTTCTGGTTCTGCGGGGCTTGACGTGTGCCGGGTCGTTCCGAAACGGGCGGCAGGTCGCGCACGCGCTGCTGTGCGGCGCCGGCCTTCGATTTCAGTTCGTCGTATTTGCGGGCCTTGTCGGCATTGATTGCAGCGGCATGCAGCACGCGCACAATGCGCGCGTCGCCGATTTCGCTGATTTCCTGCGCGTTAAATCCTGCGTCACTTAACAGGGTATTGATGCGCGTAATGCCTTTGCTCGCCTTGTCCGGGTCGCGCCATGCCGGTATCGCTTCCAATACGCGGTCTTTCTGGATTTCGAGAAACTGGCCTTTCTGGACTTCCTGCAACTGCGCCTGTTGGCTCGCGAGGTAGGCTTGCGCCGCCTCGGCATCGCGCAGGTGCTGCTGCCGCTGTTCCAGCAGGTGTTTTTGTCGAACCCATGCGGCGGGGTCGGTCTGCGCTAGCTGGTC